TATCCATCCCTATTGGGTATGGATTGTCTCAAATTCATTGAGGTGATCCATGAACTCAATAAAACCAATTGGAGCAACACACTGTGAAGCAGATGGAACAGTTTGGAAAAACGAGAAAGGGCAGTGGTACTGGTGGAACCAAGGCTGGGGATGGTGTCAGTACGTTGGAATGGCTAACGCTAATTTTCATAACAAGCTGACTGAGATCGGAGGATGAAAAACGTGAAGCATCCTGATGATGAACAAACCATAGATTGGGTGGAAGAGTATGCGAATGAGTGAGAAACAGCTAGAAGCCCATTTGAAACGCCACGGAAAACGAAAATCTGAGAGCGTAGCGCAACTTAAAACGAAAAATGATGCAAAGGTACGTGAAAGAAAACAAAACGCCTTAGAAGCGAAAACAGAGCGAAATAGAACAGGGGAGGAAAAAGAGATTTTGAATTGTGAAATCGCATCAACACCACCGTCAGTGAATCACTATTGGGTGGGTACAGGTAGAACTTGCAAAGTCAGTGACCGGGGACGTGATTTTCATGATCTGGTCGCAATGAGCATACCGCAATTATTTACAACGTCACGTTTAAAACTAGATGTGACTTTTCATTTTCCGAACAACCAACGCAGAGACATCGATAATTTTTTAAAAGCGACGATTGATAGCTTGGTCAAGTGTGGCTTGTGTGTAGACGATGAACAGTTTGATGAGCTGATTGTACGTCGGGGCAATGTCGTAAAAGGCGGCCTAATAAAATTAAAAGTACTGGAGATTTGAATGGGCAATCTAGGTGAAATGACAGTTGATTGTATGGTTTTAGCGGACTCTCCTCGCGCGCGCGCGCGTTTTATCAATCAACGTACAAAAAAGAAGGTTAAAGCCTTCCTAGTCAAACGGCGTGGATATAAGCGACCAGACTTCAACCGCATGATCCTAGATTTATTAAAACTAGGTTGGACACATGAAAAGATCGCAGACGTATTACCAGTGTCAGGGGCTTCTACAGTCTCAGAATGGGCGCGTGGTGGTATTCCTAACTATGACAATGGGGACGCAATGATTGAGCTGTGGCGAATGGAGACAGGTATAGAGCGTTATCCACGTGATGGAGAGTGGCAGACGTACCAATACCGCGTAGGGCAGATGGATCTATTTTTGGATGAGTTGGACGATGTTATTGGGCAGTTGGATCGGGAGAATGGGTTGTGAGAGATTTGAATTTCGAGAAATGGCTACAAACCACGCCAGAATACAAAACACTGGTGTTTCAACATGGTGAACGTCTCTTTATCATGCGTGATGGAGAGTATGAGACTTTAACGGTACGGTTGGCGCAGAGAGCATTGAGTAATAGCCATCAGCGCAGCAAGGATGAATATATTGCGCTTACTCAGGAATGGTTTTCAAAAGGCATAGAATCAATTTTAAAGTGCAATCATGTTGTAGAGAGTTCGGTTTTTTCTCGCATTCAAAAGTGTTCTAAATGTGGTCTTGAACTTAGGTACTGAATAATGCACAACAAACCGCAACACATCACCCCGCACAGTAGCCCTATCAACAACGATGGGGCTTTTTTATGGCTACTACTCCAAGACGTACAGTTAAAACACCAGGTGCAACAGAAACCACACCTGATCCAGCAACACCAGCCGCAGAAACAACAGAAGCAGAAAACACGACTGGTACGGTAAGTGAACCAGTTGCGGCTGGTGGTGGTCTCTCATCAGATTCAAAAGCACATGCGAAATCTGAAGATAGTACGGGTATGCAATGCAGCACTGAAGATTCTCGCCTAGATCTCATCCTTGAAAACCAAAAGCGCATCGAGAACAAAATCGATCATTTACTTAAAGCTGGTGGGATTGAAACGCCAAAGAAAAAGCGTTGGGTGCAAGGTAAGAACGGCTTAGAACATAAGGAGGTCTAACCATGTGCGGAGGATCAGTAGGAAAAGTGCTGAGTGGCGTGACGGATCTGGTCGGTTTGACTGATACCAAGTCAGCTTCAAAAGGTTTCGATGCTCAAGCTGCAGAAGCGCAAGCCAAACGCGAGGCACAAGACGCTGAAAACAATGCAGCAGCTCAGCGCAAAAAACGTAAAGCATCAACCGTTCTTTCGTCAGCTACGACTGATGACCAAAAGAAAACAACTTTAGGCGGGTAAGCATGAGTGATCTAGCGAATCGAATTTGCAAACGTCTTGGTGAACTTCGTGCTGAAAGATCAAAGTACGAGGCACATTGGACGGAATGCTATAAGTTTGGCGCACCAGAGCGTCAGCAGTGTTTTAGTGGTGGGTCAGACGTTCAAGGCACACGCGAGAAACAGCGTGCAGATTTGCTAGATTCCACTGCTTCAGAAGCAATCTTAACTTTCGTTTCAACCTTGATTGCAGGGACAACACCAGCGAATGCAATTTGGTTTAAGGCAGTACCTGATGGTATGGATGATCCAGCGGTATTAACCGAGGGTGAGCACTGGCTTGAACAAGTCTGTCAGTTCATTTTCCGAAATATTCACGGTGCTAACTTTGATAGTGAAATCTTTGATCTAGTCATTGATTTTGCCGTTGCTGGTTGGGGTGTTTTGTATGAGGACATTGACCGTAAAAAGGGTGGTGGCTACACATTTCAATCATGGCCTGTAGGTGAATGTTTTATTGCATCAACTCGTCAGGATGGTCTTGTAGATACGATTTATCGTGAGTATTCGCTTACAGCCACACAAATTGTGAGTCAGTTTGGCAAGCATCGAGTGAGCAAGTCAGTCCTAGATGCCTATGAAAATCGACCAGATGACAAGTTCAAGCTGGTGCATGTGATTGAGCCACGTGATGTCAAAGCTCCGATGGATCGACGTGTATTGCTTCCTAAGCAAATGCCTTTCGCTTCATACCATGTCGAAATTGAAGAAAAGAACATCCTGAAAGAGTCGGGTTACAACGAATTCCCTTGTGCCATTCCACGATTCAGAAAGATACCAGGTAGTTGCTACGGCATAGGGATTATGTCAGTCGCTTTGCCTGATGCTAAGGCTGCAAATGCTTTGATGCGTGACACGTTACGCAGTGCTGAAATTGATGTGCTGGGTATGTGGATTGCTGAGGATGATGGAGTCTTAAACCCACGTACTGTACGTATTGGTGGTGGGAAGATCATCACAGCCAATAAGGTTGATTCTATGAAGCGGCTTGATTCGGGAAGTGGTTTCCAAGTAGGTGATGCTTTATTAGATCGATTGCAAGCTGGCATTCGTCGCAAGCTTATGGCCGATGGGTTAGCACAGCATTACAACCAGCCACCAACTGCAGCAGAAGTCTATGCACGTGTAGATATGATCCGTCAGCAATTGGGACCGCTATATGGACGTGCTCAAGCTGAATTGCTTGTTCCAATCCTAGAGCGTTCTTTTGGTCTTGCTTATCGAGCTGAAGTATTAGGCGAAGCACCAGAGGATCTGCAAGGCCGCAATCTCTCATTCAAGTTTGTGTCACCACTTGCACGTGCGCAGAAGCTGGAAGAAGTGGCTTCAATTGAGCGTCTTATGAACTCGATGGGTGCTGTCCTTGAGATTGATCCGGGTGCGTTAGACAACATCAACACTGATGCAATTCCACAAGTATTAGCTCAGGGACTAGGTGTGCCTACTTCGATTCTTCGCACAGAAGATGATTTGCAAGCTTATCGCAAACAGAAAGCAGAAGCTCAACAACAGCAAGCCGCACAAGAGCAACAGGCAGTAGCAGCACAGCAAGTTACTGGTGCTATCGCTCAAGGTGTAGGTAAAGGACTGGAAGCACAAATGGTAAGTGAGGTGATGCAGTGACTTTAATTATCGCAGTTTTGGCAATCGCCTTATTGATTGCACTTGCTTGGGCATATGAGGTCAAACGAACGTCCGAGAAATACAAGCAGCTTTGGTTCGATGAACTCGATATTTCCAGTGCTTTACGCAATGAAAAGCACCATGAATCTGAGCGCGTGATGATTGCTCAAGAACAGGTTTCGGCATTGAAGCAAGAAATTGCAGACATCAATGCCAGCTTTAAAAACTTATTGGCAGAACAAAAGGATGAGCTTGGTTTCGGTCATCACTTCAAGTGGCGATCCGTACGCAAGCCAACATCACAAACCTATCGGATTTTGTTTGATATTGATCCGAATGGACAACGAATTTTAGAAGACCTAACAGTCCGATTTAAGCGCAATGCCTTTGCTGAGAGTGAACGTGAGACATGCAGGCGTTTAGGCAGAGCGGAAGTCGTGGACTACATCATCAACCGAATTAATACCGCAAGCAATTCAGGCTATAGCGAACAGTTAGAACTCGCCCACATGGAGCAAAACGATGAATGAACAACAAACAACAGACACAACGAACGTTCAAACAACTGAACAAACTACCGATACATCTGCAAATACAGCGACAACGACTGATCAAGCTGGCGGTACAGGTCAAGAACAACCGAATGGTGCTGAGCAACAGCAAGAACAAGCACAAACAGAAACGCCTGATGTTCCTGAGTCTGCCGATGCTTATGCAATTCAGCTTGAAGGATTTGATTTTGATTCGTTTAAAACAGATAACGCTGAAGTTTTAAAAGCATTCCATGCTGAAGGTATGACCAATAAACAGGTGGAAGCAGTAGTAAAAGCCTATGACCAGCACATGCAAGTGAACTTAGAAGCCTTGCAAAGTGAATGGGGTGCTGAATATCAAGCCAATGTGAATTTGGCTAATCAAGCTATTCAAGCCCTTGGATTTAAGCCTGAAGATCTAGATTCACCAACAGCAGTAATTAAATTGGCTGCGGCAATTGGTAAGCATATTCAGGAAGATTTACCCGCTAATAAC